CCCGTGACTAGGCACTATAGAACTCCAGTCGATGCGTCCAATGACGCGACCGACTATTTGCCGCGCGAACGAGAAAAGCGGAGCAGATCGATTAGCTTGATTAGAAGCGGTATTAGCCGCAAACCAAGCTTCCCAAACTGCAACGCCATGCTCGGCTTCCTCAAAGCCCTTTTGGGCTTCACGAAGTTGCTCATACGTAGGTTCGAACTCAATCTTATAGCAGAATAAGAGCAGCTGCCGAATGAAACGAAGGTATCTAGCATCCAATGAGGATGTAAACTTATCCACAAGCGGCATAAGCCACTCGGGGAAAGGAGGCAATTCGCCTCCTCCTTCTATCCACATAAGCAACTGTTTATCTAGTTTAGGTCCTTCTATAAGAACCCAATCATTAGAGATGTCATTGGGAGCGCCTAACGGCACACCTGATAACTCGCTAACGTCTGCTAGCAGGCATTTATATATGTTAACCATATATGTTGAGTCAATATTGACCTGCTCGTCTGTTTGTGGTGCTGTGATCATGATCAATGAGTTAACGAGAAAGTATTTCTACGATCTCTATTCATCTCCATGGTCACCTTATACCAATAGTCTGCCACGAGTCCAAACGACTCGGAGGGACTATCGGCGCCGATACGGCATATGGGAAGCACTGTGCACACCGATTCGTCGTTACACTTTTCCCCAGTTCTAAGGGGGAATGCAACGGCATCAAGGTGAGTATGTGCTACCCAATATACTGAACTGTAGATCTCAAGTACACGAGCTGCCTTCCATAGGGAAGAAAACAAGTATACTTGAGACGTTACAGGTGATACCCATATTCCACACATACTTAGATTTAACAGTGACTTCCGTGCGGACAGTTTGAAACTGCTTCGCATAGACTTCGCCATTATTTCTATCTCGTGTGTGTTAGACTGGTGAAGAACCTCGGCCTTAGAGAAACTTCTTACGAAGTAATCTAAGTGCGAGAGCCTAGACCAGGCCTTACTATTGTCGATGACTGTACTCATGTTGGTTATATAACTAGCATTTGTCTTATCAACGTCAACTGTAAGGCACAAGGGAACTCCCTTGTGAGGGAAGGGGACGCAAGTCCTCCCCAACTAACAATGGATACTACTGTTCACGATTGGACAGGATCTCGTCTTCGAGACCCAGCCCGTTCGTGTTGGTAGTACCATGAAGCAGGTTAACCAAAATCGCCTCGATAGAGGAGATAATGGCCTGCGTAACCAGGGGATCATTCGGCCGAGCAAGCACCGTTTGAAGCCGGACAGGACGGATGACTCCGTCTGTCATGGTCATGTAGTAGTCGACGGCGACTAGTGTGCGGGTACCCGGTTGTTTAGTC